TTTATTAGTGCTAATGTGTAATCTATCATAGTTCGTGGTTTTATAGTCCGCAGTATCCTGAATCACATTCATTAAAATCATCATCAAATAAGTCTAATTGTAACCTATGCTTTTTAACGTCATCATATGTTAATCCATTTGATAAAAATCTTGCATAATGTGAATCCTTTCCATTTTTGTTCATAAAATATTCTTTCATCTCTCTTTCCATTTTTGCAAACCATTCATATTTTATAGGCTCTCTGTTAGATGTATGTTTTAAAAGCATACAATTATTATGAAAACATCCAACACAGTTATTTTTCCAAGAAAATCTAACAGGCTTATCTTTCCAATATTTTTCAATAGTATCTTTAAAAATTGCATCTTCTATTAGAGGGTATTTTGGTAAATGCCATTTTAATTCTTTCCATTTATTTCTACCATTTTCAGATTTTGAAACAATAAATTTTTCATAAATAAATCCATCTTCTCTACATCTTTCATTCATTGATTTTGCTCTTGATTGTTCATTTGCTCTAAACCCTATTCTTACTTCTACAGGTTCATTTATATTTTTATACCAAAATTCTTTCATCGGAACAATTTTCATTTCAGTGGTGCAATATCTTTGCTGTACATTTGGAAGTGCTTTTCTTTTTCTGATTATATCTTCAAAAGCTTCTCCTGATAACCAATTTATTTCTTTTCCAATAAACTGTTCTAAATCTAAAATTGTATAAATAATTGTATCGTTTTCAAGAGTGCCAATAAATTCTTTACCTATACGATCAGAAACTATTTGCCTGATTTTAGAATCAGGGAAAATACACGTTTTATCATTTGTTCTAACGAGAGCAAATTGATTTATATCAGCTGGATAATTTGCAGCAATATAAGCGGATGTCATACCTCCTGAAATGCTATTCACTGTTTTCATATTTTCAAGTTTTAAATTATTTTTCTGTTTTTTAGTTATTTCTAAAATTTCTAATTGCCATTTTTTTAAATCTTCCATTCAATTATTTTTGAATTGCGCTTATTCCTTCGCAAGTAAAGTTAGTACCATATTCTAATCTAAAAAACACAGGCTTATCTAAAAATGTTGGTGCGCCACCTGTTTCTGTTTCTTTCACCTTTTTAACGTGTATCTCTGTAAACATCCAACTGCTTTCGTGTGCTGGGTATCTATGGATAACTATAAAATCATCTGCTCTATTACCCCACTTACCACCGCCTTCTGCATCAGCCATACTTGGAGGCATAGGTAAACCATTGTATGCTCCGTCTTTATGAGTTTTACGTAGTGCTTCGGTAGCAGCGTGAATACATAGGTAAGTAGTAGTGTTCGTTTTTTTAGCAAATAGCCTTAATCTCGTAGCCATTTCGTAGTCATACTCATGTGGATTGATTCCTTTAGGCTTTAAGAATGAGTTGTGAGGATCAATCATTAACGTATCGTAATCACCTAACTGCTGTACTTCTCTCATAAACTCATCAATAGTCCATGCTTTTTGAGCGTCTATAAAATCAAAGTGATATTCAACAAAGTTTTTATGGTTGTTTAATTCGTCTTTTGACATATCCTTAACTTTCTTTTTAGCTGATAACTCTATCAAATTACGTTTAATTCCAAATACTGTATTCTCTGAAGAGTAAATTAGGTGTTTAAGATTGTATTTTGTAGATAATGTTAATAAGTACCATAACAACCAGTACGTCTTTCCTACATTAGCATGACCTAAAATAATGTTAAACGTTCCTTCTTTAAATCTTAAATGGTTGTCTAAGTTAACACCTATACCCTTACCTAAAGGAATTTTATTCTGACGTAGCAATTCTAATAATTCATCTTGACTTCTGTGGTTAACTATCATTTCTTTTTGTTTTTAGAGTATCCGTCTATTCCTATATCCTGATTCCAATGTGGAACAATATTATTATTTATATCTTTTACATTTACATTATCATTTACATTAACAGCTATTTTTGCTATATCAGAAATGCGTTTGCTATCGTTTGCTATATTTTGCCATCGTTTGTTAGCACCTGCCTTACCTGCTTCGCTTCGTTTACCCTTCGTTTCTTCAAACTTAATTAGGTCACGTTTAAGCTGTTGCTTAATTGGAGTAAATGCTAAGTTAATAATTAAATCCTCTGTTTCAGGATTCTCGTCGTTTACATAAGCAAAGATAAATTTAATTAACTCTCCAGCTTTGTCATTAGGTAGCTGTTCAAATAATGCTTTCTGATCAGCGTACAGGATAAATCCTTTTTTGTCTTTTGCCATACTATGAAATGTTAAAATTGAAATGTTTATTTAAATAATCAATGTGTTTTTCTTTAGTGTCTAATACTTCATTATCAATACCAATAAAACATCTTTTATCTACATCAATTTTTAATTTAGTATGCACTCTTCTATGCTGTTGTTTAGTTAAAAAAATTACATCATAAACATGTTCTGGAAAGTAAGACCAATGATGCAATTGAATATTTTCATCTGCTTGTATTTTTCTTCTTATAGTCTTATATCTCCAATCATTTAACCATGGATATTTTAATTTTCGTTTTTCATTTGATTCTTTATAATTTAATCTATGATATTTTTCTTTTGCACGTTCCTTTTCCTTTTCAATCCAATCTTCGTTTTGTCTGTTTAAATAATAATCTCGTACGGAATCTTTTTTATTGCATTCCTTACATTTATTTAAATAACCATCCTTCATTTGAGGATGCTTGTAAAAATCAGAAACTCCCTTCTCAATTTTACATTTAAAGCATATTTTTTTCATATGCCAAAAATAATAATTAAAAAGGAAGTTTCAAAAATTAAAACGGAAATATTTTAGTTTTTGTTTTACGGGAACTATAACCCTGCATTAAAAGGCAAACCACTTGAATCTTTACCAACCTTTTCTGAGAAACTTTTTAGTTCTTTATCAGCAGCTTCCTTTTCTTTTTTAAATGGCTCTTGAATCTTACCAGAGAAAAACTTACCAGCTTTACCTTCTTTGATCCATAGGCTTATTTCTAATTCTCTTCCGTCTACGTTTATAGTTCCTCTGTAAGATGGTTGATTTCCTGTTGCGTTATCATTTTTAAAAATAATAGCTGAATTTAATTTTACATTTTCCATAATTATTGTATTGATTTTAATTTATTCATATAACATAAGTGGGCTTCGTATTCGTCGTCAAACCTTCCTAAATATATACTTTTATTATTTATTGTTATTTGTGATTCGTATTTTCCTTTTTTAAATCTAACTCCAGTATAATTTGATGTTTTATTTTTTTTAGATTTTGATAAATTTTCTCTTGTAGATAATAATTGTAAATTACTTAGTCTGTTATCAAATCTATCTTCATTTATGTGATCAATCACTATTTTAAATCCACTTGGAGTATGATTTAAGAAAGACATGGCAACTAATTGATGTATATTGTAATTCTTTCCAACATTTTTTTTATATAATTTTACTATCAAATAATTATGTTTATGAGGCTTTAAAACAATTATTTTATTTTTAATTGCCCTAACATTTCCCATATTAGATACTTCGTATAGTCCTTCATAGCCGACTACTGGCTTCCATTCTTCTTGCATTTTTTTGCGTTTTAATAATTGCGTTTAAAAAGAAACGAGGAAACCGTAAACGCTTCGGCTTTCAAATGGAGATCAACCCATCCTATCCTCGTTTGCAAATATACAAAATTATTTTAAATTATTGAACTCCTGCTTTAGTCTTTCGATGTAACAAACTGCATCCATTAATTCTTCTTGAAGATGCTGTATCCATTCTAACGTGCTTAAATCTTCTCTATTAAGTGTTACTCCGTATTTAGCTATTCCAACCTCTGAGCGGTCTTTAAATTGCTTAATAACGGATTCTACTATTGTGTCCGTGTTTTTAAATTTGAAATATCTATTCCAATCATTAATGAACTCATGGTAGTCGTTATCATCATCTATTATTGCAAACCACTTTCCACGTCCTGATATAACTTCATATTCTTTACCAATAGTTAAAGTTTTTTTAAGTGTGTCTTCCATAGCGCATTCGTTAATAGCTATTAATATATCTCCTTGTTTTGGTGTCATAATATGCTTTTTAACGTTTCGTAATAATCTCGTGATATCTCTACTTTTTCTTTAATTTGTTCAATAGCTTTTTCGTCTTTCTCTACGATGAATCTTTTAATACGTAGTTCGTTTGGTAAGTGATTAAAGTTATGTTGGCTCTGTACTGCTTCACGTAAGTCCAAATCTTCGTCAATTAGTCCAGCTTTCCAATGCGCTCTGCGCACCTCATCTTCTACAATAGCGTGGGGAGTATTCATTAGGCAGTAAACTAATTCAGCTTTATCCATTCCTGTTAGAAACATATAGCCTTGAAGCTGCCAAAAGTAATCCTTATTCTTTAACTCCGTGTCGAACATTGGAAACGTAGAACCATCCCATGAGCATTTAATGTCTGCAAGTAAGTCTTTTGTAATTACATCGGGTTCACCTGTTAGCCATTCGTT